TTTTGTGAAAAACCACACTCTCTCATATGTTGTTGTAAAGGCTTCATAAGTGTTGACAAAGTATAATAACGCTTGTCAACACTAAGCAAGAACTATTTTATATTAGAACTCTTCTTCTATGCGCATACCCACATTATATACGTCTGGCGCGACTTGCTGCATGTCTAAACTATTCTGTCCAAAACGAGAAAATATATATGATTGTTCAGCGTCATCGCCTACATCTGTAGAATCACTACAAAATATAAATGGCAATAAGTTACCTTTTGTTCTGTTCCAAACATCACTAACTACTGTATCACTTGTACTTAATTCAGCATCATAAACACTAGGCATTAAATCAGTGCTTTGCAAAAAGCTAAATGATAAATCGTATGCAATTCTACCACCATAAACCCCATGTGAATAAGTCGATGTTGAGAATGGAGATTTACTTCTAGCATTAGAAAATCTTCTACCTATATGAGATGCGTTACCAAATCTTTGACCACCAATAGATTCTTTTACTGAAACACCATCATAAATGATAGTTCTTTTTAATTCTAAGTCAGGTGCAAATGGCATAGTGTACGATTCTCCCACCATAATACAACCTATCTTTAAATCATAGGTATCATTAAATCTATCACTTGTACCTGTTCCTCCAAACTGTAATCCCCAATATCTATCACTATTTGGCGTAAAAGTAAATATAGTAGAGCCATCTGTAGCTGGCCTTACAAGATTACTAGAAATAGTATCGGCATTAACAACTTCAGAAAGGCCCGAGAGAGCAGTAGCACTTCCCATATCAGCAGCTTGTATAAGAGCAGGATTAGTATTATGAGTTGAAACTTTTAATGATGCTTCTGCACTTTTCATATTATGATTTAATATTGCAATAAAATCACAGTTAAAATTAAAAAAATCACTTCCTAAATGTAGATTTAGTAAAACGTGATCTTCTCTTATTGATGTGCTTCCAGATGTTTCAAAGTGTACTTGATTCATTGGTCTCATATCAAAAAGCTCTGCTTCACTACCTGCGTTTAGTGTATCTATTAAATCCGAACCACTTCTAATGTCAAAATTACCATTTTGTGCTGTTCCTGTTGCTAATAAAAAATTAATATGGTCTGTAAAAAACTTAGGTTTTCTTATATTCATATTTGCCATTATATTTCTCCAATTTCCCTGGCTTCAAATTGCAATGTACCTGCGGTTCTTTGTAGTAATGTAATCATAAAAACTAAATCAGTATATGCTTTACCAAATGCTTTTTCTGGGTACATATCAGAAAATTGCACTAAATCACCTGTGTCTATGTCGTAAAATGCTGGATTTACAATAACTCCTTTAACTATTACTCTAGGAGTGCCTATTATATTATGATAGTAAGCAAAAAAATCATCATTAGGATTGGCACTTTCTACTGCTGTAGAGTTGTCATACTCTGTTACGTCAGGAGATATATAGGCATCTAAGTTAACATCTACAATATTTTCTTTAGACTGGATATTATAATTAGTCCTTACTGTATTAGAAAATGCTGTTTTTTTAGTTATGTATCTACCGCCAGATGGATGAAGATCATAGTTAACATTCATCTTGCTTACCAAGTCTCCAAAATCAGTTATTTTTATTTCAGCTTTACTAATATCATCTTTTGTTATTGTATAATTAATATCTCCAGAACTATAACTATCTTTGATATAAATATATTCTGGTTCAGCAACCTTACCTCTTTTAAACTTAAAAATAAATCCGCCTTCATATTGCAATTTTTCTAAAATGCTTTTTAATGATTGTAATTTTGTTTGCCAATACCTAATGCCCCAATTTTTAGTGCTATCAAGCGTACTCCAGTTTGTCGGTGTAGTTGTTGCCATTCCTGCAAACCTAATAAGCATATCTCTGTGTGCTTCGTGTATTTCTGTAATTGCAGAACTATCCCAAGAATTAGTAAGTCCATCACCTGCACAATATCCAGTCAGTCCATCTTTTTCTTCATTAATCATTTCTGGATACATTTTTATATCATTTATTCGTACAATAGTTTGTGCTACAACAGGATTACTTCCACCTGCTCCTGCATTATCTACTACTCTTCTATATATACCTATTTTAATTGTATCTGGATGCCTGTCATCATATGTAAATGCTTTCGTAATTGCATTAGCACCAGTGTGATTGTTAAATCCTAAATCTCCATTATCTTCAGAGATAACTTCTTCAAAGCTGTCTCCAGTGCCAGTATAGTCTATAAATACTTTTACCTCATATGTGTCAGCACTCGGATTAAAATCAGTTAATGCGTGAAATGTAACTATCTCAAATACCATCTTTCCTTTATTTAATTTGCCAGCAGGTATTGTAAATGAATAGTCTATATCGTTTGCTGTATTTTGTTCTGTTAAGGTAGAAGCTGACGAACTTGCTGTAAAGGTGAAAGAATATTCAGCATAGTCTCCAGTATTGGTATTATATGCTTGGGCTTCATCAGTCCACTTGCCATGATGGTCAGTATGGTCGTTTGGTCTATGCCCAAATCCTCTAGCAAAATGTCTTTTTGATTTTGAGATATAATGATTAGTTGTTCTTACAACATTGGCAGAAGTTGGATCTGTAAAAGGAATAAATTTATCAAAAGCAGAATCGTAAAATGCTAATTCAGCATTTGGGTCAATGCTATGTATTCCTGTTGTCATTTCTTCTTTTCCGCCTGCACTTCTATAATATGGTGCTGGAAAGTAATCATTACCAGTTATGCTTGTGGTAAAAACAGCAGAACCATAAGTTGGACTTTCAGAATCTATAATTGAAGTATTTGAATTTTTTGTATAATTGCCATATACTATAGGTACATATTCATTTTTAAGAGTTTTGTCAATTGGTAAGTCTACATAATCCCATATTCTATGTGCCACTAATAAAAACTGTATTGTGTTCTCATTTTGCATCATATCATTCACTCTAAAATATCCTATAACTTCAGGCGTTGTATCATTTACTTGAGATTTAACAGTAACTTCTCTATTAATAAAATAATTACTTCCACCAAATAAAAACTCGCTTAAAAGATTGCCTTTATAGTTAAAATTAGCTACAGTTAATGATATGTTTGCTGAGTTGGCCTTTGATGCAGCTAAATCTAAAGATTCTCTAATTGTTGGTTTATTTAATACTGCTCCATGATATTGATTTGTGTTGTCATTATAATCAGCCATCGACAAGTACAATGTTCCACTATTATAGGCAAACTCGAAAAGCCAATTTTCTTGAATGTTACTTAACTTGATTTCACTCCCAAAAGCCATTAAGCAAGACCTCTTCCGACAGTCTTTCTAATTTCTGGAATTAAAGTATCACGTACAAATTCATCATTAGCAATCATATTGCCACTCACGTTAATTGTCACACCACCTGCGTTGCCAGTGCGGTTCATTTGAGCAAGGTTTTCTACGCCAATGTTCTGCACTGCATCTCTACGCATAACAAATTCACCTGCCTGCGCAAGAATAGGTACATTGTCCTGACCTTGTACCATTCCACCATTAGCAAATCGTTGGATACCTCTATTAGTAATTAATCCACCAGTGTGAGCAATTAAACCAGAAGCAAGATTTAAAATCGCACCGCCTGTTGCTCCACCAGGAGTTAATGCTACTAATGAACCAGCTAAACGCAAAAATATCGAAAACATTTGTGCCGCATCTTGTGTGCCATTTTTTAATTGATTCATAGCACTAGATAATGCATTGATAGACTGCGCACCAAGATTATTTACTGTAATAGCTTCTTTACCTTTTTCTATTAACTGTAAACGAGCATTTACTAATCTCATCACAGCTTCAGCTTCTTTTATTTCTGCTTCTGTTGTTAATCCACTTACTGTAGCAACAAACTCTCCCATAATAGCAGCTTCTCTATCAATAACTAACTTACCTTGCAATACGTCACTTAAATTTTGCTCTGCTTGAAAAATAGTAGCAGCCTTTTGTATTCTTTGTTCATCAACATCGTTTACCTGCATGGTAGCTAACGCTAAATCTGCCATAAGTTTTGTTAATCGTTGGTTGTCTTCTGCTGATAAACCTAGAGCAATGTTTTGATTCTGTAGCGTACTAATGTATCTGTTCATTGCAGACGTAGCATTTTGTGTAGATGTGGTATTATTGTTTATTTGTGTATTTAGAGATTGAAACGAATTGGTTGTCTGTAAAAGACGATCCAGTAATGCTACGCCAAATAATGCACCTAATACTTTTAGTAGCGTAGTGACACCACCTGTCATTAACGTAACAGTTGCAGCCATAATCTTAGCTCTACGATTAAATATCAAAATTAAACCCGACACAGTACCCACAGCAGTTCCAAATTGTGCAATGCGCTGTAGATTTGCTTCACGAAACGCCTTTTCTATTGATTGCGCAGTTTCTGTTAGCGCAGGTAATAGCTTTTCTCCAATAGATGCTGCAAACCTCGTAATAGCGTCATTCATATTACTTACTGCACCAGTAAATGTTTTAGATAATCTTTCACTACTACCTTGTATACCTGCTACTGGATCAACCATTGCACGCAACAACGCTTGTCTAAACTGAGGTAATGTTAGTTTAGTTAAATCTTCTATACCTTGCGAATCTTTAATTAATTGTAATATACCTCTTTCCCTGAGTATATCTGCTGCGCCTGCTCCCCCAGCGAAGGCACGACCTAACGAGCTTGCTGCTTCAGTAGCTGTTGTACCCATAAAAGCAGCCAAGTCTGTAACTGCGCTTAATGTAGCTTTTGAATCTACACCAAATGCTTCTAACTGCGCACCTGCGTTTACAACATCTTGCAACTGGAATGGTGTAGTAGCTGCAATTTGATTAAATGTGTCAAATGCCTTTTCTGCTTCTGCTACACTACCTGTCAAACCAACAAGTCTAGTTTGTACATCCTGGAATCCAGATGCTGCGGATATAAAGCGATTCATCGCGCCTACCGCTCCACCAACCGCAAATGTATAGACTAATATTTTATTACGTAATGAACCTAGCTCACCAATTAATCCTTTACTTTCAGTACGCATTCTTTGTTGCGTTTTATTAAAATTCTTTGAGCTTTTCTCTATATTATCAAAATCTCTAGTAGCTCGTGAAAAGCCTTTGGTGCGAACCTCAATTATAAATCGTTTTTCAGCCATTTTGTTTCTTTATATCTTCTGATTGGAGTGCATTAAATTCTTCATCTATAGCCGAAAAGATGACTAAACGGTGATAATCTGCTTCATCTATGGTATTTGCCAAAGAAAGATTAAATCTTTTCATAGCCATGTACTCCTCAAGCGCAAATACAGTCTCAGGCGTTAGAAAGTACGTTGAGTCGGCACAGAACACTAATGAATGATATAACGCAGCACCAAG